ACGGATCAGTTTCTTGATCTCGGGATCTCGTGCCGGAATCTGCTGAAGGTTTGGGTTTGAACTAGAAAACCTACCTGTCACAGTGCCTCCGTCATCAGAACGTAGCTGATGGAACTCGCAATGAATCCGACCATTGTGCTCGTGCTTTAGGATGGAGTCGATAAAGCTACTGTCTGCTTTGTCGAACTCGCGCAGCTTTACAATCATCTGTGCTACAGGGTGGTCATGTGCCAACAACCATTGCTTGGTAAACGACGGCACACCGCCGCTCTTGCGGAACATATCTTCTTGCTGATCCTCACTTGTAGGATACGACACACCCAGTTCATCAAACACCATAGCCACAGAAGACGCAGCCCATGGTTCAACTTTAACCTTAGTCTGGCGGTAGATCTCGTCCTTCAGTTCTTGGCTTTTGTTTTTAAAAAACTTCTTGGCTTGCTCCGCCTTGTCCAGATCCACACGCACACCTAGCTGACGCATGTCACACATCATAGGTATCAAGCTAGTCTCCAAGTTCCAGATGTTCCACAGGTCTTGCTTCTCTAACTCTATCTTCAGTCGCTCCCACAAACGCAGGGTCATACCTGCATCCTGTTCGGCGTACCGTCCGACAAACTGAGGAGGCAACCTGTACATCTCAGCTTTGGGATCAAAGCCCCACTCCGCTGCGGCTACACGTAGGAGTTTCTCATCCTTGCGTTCATCGAGGTAATCACGACCAAGGTTGTTTAGGCTGTATGACCAACGGTTCTCGTCCACTACGGCACCCGTAATCATCGTATCGATGACACGACCCTCTACCTTTACACCCTCGGCACGTAGCCAACCCAGATCATAGGTGGCGTTGTGCATGATCTTGTCTATGTGTGGTGTTGCCATCTGTTTCTTGAGCCACTTGAGCGCAATCCTCGCATCCATGTTGTGACCGTTCTCATGACGGATGGGATAGTATCCTTCCCAGTCTCCGGCAGCTACGGCTATGCCTACGATGTACCCATCCTTACGCACCCATCCAGGGCCAAGCGTAGTCAGGTTCGGGTCACATGTCTCAAGGTCAATGGCGATCTGCTTGTAGCCCGTCAGGTCTGGAAACTCTGATGGGATGTTCCAAGCAAGTTCTTTTCCTTGGTTCATCTGAGCAGCAATGACACTGTCTTTATCAAGCCCTTTATTTTTCATCTTCGAACTCAGCCCCCAATGCGCTGTAACCACACTTGTCGATCCACGAATCCTTGTGGTCGATAGTCTCCAACAGACGGCAAGTCTTTACCCAGTCCATCATCAACGCAACATGCTTGGCTGTTATTCTTCCGTGTGTGCTCAATGCATCTTGAACAATCACATTCCAACCAGTGGCTATCCTATCGAAGTTATCTTTCGCATCACCATAGTCCTTGGCTCTGCTACCATTGATTAGCTTCTTGGCTGTATCTAAATATTCATCTCTTTTCATATGTCATACCTGTATGATTTGTCGGACTCTATGAGATATAGATTTTCTTTTGCTCTTGTTATTGCCACATAGAATATCCGATGTTCGTCTTCAGGGTGTTTGCTCTCCACACAGTTTCTTGTGGAACCCAAGTACACCGCTACGTTTGTATCTTCTCCTCCTTTCATGGCATGGATCGTAGATAGTTTGATCCTTGGTTGCTGATAAATACTTTCTCCGCGCCTTTGTATGGAGCGAATGTAAATCTTTTCCTGCTCAGATAGCTTAACGATATCCAACTCGGACGTAGTAATAAGGGCCAGTAGTCCGAACTCTTTGACCAGTGTATCATATGTAAGTAGTTCTTCGCTACCTGCTGCTTCAAGTAGTTTCATAGAACCACGCTTGACAACCGCCCCCTTACCCGTCTTCGGCACGACTTCGTACATCTGTTTGACTCGTCCGACATACACACCCTTACCCGTGGTGATATCTTTCCACACAGACATGGCGTTGAGTTTCTTTTCCGAGATCGACCACTTCCCTTTCCGACTGTAGAAGTATCCTGATTCCTCAAGGTGCTCTGCTATATCGTTCACAAAGCTATTGGTTCGAGCCATGATAGTCCATGACCCACTGTCCAATGGCAACTGCCACAGGCTACCCACTGTCGTGACCCTACCTTCCGCTTGCTTTGGAAAGAACTCTTTCTCTAGTCTACCTGGTATCTTCCTAGAGATACGCATAGAAAGCTCCCAGATGCTCCGTGGTAAGCGAAACGATCTGTTCAGCACCTCTATGTTATCTGAAGACTTAATGAACCTCTGAACGTCCACAGAAGTCCAACGGTGGATTGCCTGATCGTCATCCCCTGCAATCAACACTTCGTCGGCATACTCTGCCATCTTCTCCACCATCGTCCACTGCAACGGTGTCAGGTCTTGTGCCTCGTCCACAATCAACAGATCCAGATTCGGTGGTTCCACAATCTCAATGTACTTCAAGATCATGTCGGCAAAATCCAGACGGTTTGTCTTGGACTTGTACTCTTTGATCTGCTTGTCGATCTGGACTAGCTTGTTGAAGTCTAGGTTGTGATCTTCCTCGTAGTTGTATTCAAACTCCAAGGTGGACTCCCGATAGACAGACCGCATGATTAGTTGTAGGTACTTGGCTCCCGATCCTCCTATCGAAGGTATCGCAACTCCGTCGTCAATGGAGGTGGCATCCGCTCCATCAAACGCCACCCCCAACATGGAACCGAGACGAGCATAATCCTCGCGGCCCATGACATCCCCCCTCTGTAGACCTAACCCGTGATATCCCGTCGCGTGTAAGGTTCTAAAGTGTGGGAAATCATTCCGAGTTAGATTGAACTTAGAACAGGCTCGATCAATAAACTCGTTGATTGCTTTAGTTGTAAAAGACACAACACCAATACGAGACGGATGTACACCCTCTTGTAGCTTGGCTTGTACTCTTTCGATCAAAGTATAAGTCTTACCGCACCCAGGTGGCCCTAGTATGAGGGTTGCATTAGGTATCACGACGCTTCTCCAACCACTGTTCGATTTCTTCCCGATCCCACCGACTCGCTGCACGTAGTGCGTCCGCATTGCCTAACTTGTATGGCTTGGGAAAGTCGCCCTCGTTTACCCACTTGTATATCGCAGACTCGGAGACGCCGAGCCACTCCGCCACGTCTTTGGCTTTCATAAAACTAGAACGGTATGTCATTATCTATCTCCTGTATTGGCAGATCCACTTCCAAATTTTCAAAAGCAGGAACCCACCAAACTCGAATCGTGGTCCTTGATCCGTCTTCTTTATTTATTGCTCTGTGCCCATGGCACTCTTGATCACTATTCATTTGTTTTAAAATCTCCTGCACCTGTGCTCTGGTAAAACCTTTGAAGCGACGGTTGTGCAAGAACTCCATCAAACCTGCTATCGTGAAAGAGGTATACCCCTCGTTGTCCGTCCACGGTTTACCCGCGATCATCTCCTCTGGGTGCATGGCTCTGATCTTACTGGTGCAGTATATGCGTAACAATTCCTTGAACTCCCCAGTCAGGGTCAGTTCCTCTGGCACTTCTTGCTTGGTGGATTCTGTCAGCAGCTTCCGCAGTAACGCCTGCCATGCCTTTGGTTTCATGATCGGAGGAGCGACCTGTATCTGTTCTATACATGCGCGTTGAAAGAGCGTCTGGTTCTGTAGTTGCTCAGAGTTAATCTGGATCCTCTCACCTTGCACTGTCAGGAAGTACAGGCGTGGTTCCGATAACTGGATCAGAAGGTTTCCGATATTCACTGCTTGTTCTGTATCGTCTCCGATTCCGTATCGCCTAGAGATGCACAGTTCTTTATCGCAGTAACTCTTGAACGGTTCCTGTTCGCAGGTATAGAAGTATTCTTTCCGCTCCAGACTTTTCTGAAGAGCCAACATTTCCTTGGCATCGAGGGGCGTAGTAAACAGTTGATGGTTCATCGTTTCCATCTGTTGCTTCCAGTCATCCGTATGTTTCAGCCGACTGTATACCCCTGCCATGAACAGTTTCTTGTTGCGGTCTTCCGAGTTGGGTCCGTCACGAAACAAATGCTCCATGCATACTGGCCCATCCGCAAACTGTTTGCGTTGCTTCTTGGTCCGCAGCTTCTCTAGACTTGAGAGTTTAACTCTTTTCTTGTCGATCTGGTCAAGGAACTCATCCAGTTCCACCGCTTCCACCTTGTCATTAAAGGAGTACCGTTGCGGTAACTCTGCATCAAAGTACGGTAGGTTTATAAAGTTGCCCACATCACCCCGGTCAGCAAGGATCTTGTCTTGCTTCGGGAAGATCTCACAACCGCTATGCCCAAGAGATACTGCCATCTCCTGTAAGTATTCTCGAACCACGTTTGCAGGTTCGAATCTTTCCAAGAACAAATAGAGATGTGCTCCACCAGATTTGGAGCGGCAATGTAGCAAAGGTAGCTTCTGCTTGTTTATTCTTTTTTGGAGTTCGTTGTGATCAAGGTCATAGATATCTATGTCCAACGCTCCCCACTTGCATTTGTTTTCCTCGTTGATCGGGATAGCCCCGATACCCTGCTTGCCCTCTATGTGTCCCTGCATGATTTTTTCTGTCAACGGCTCACGTACAATGCGACTGTCCGCTTCAGCTTTACCACTGCGACCAATCTTTCCTACTGTAGTCGTGCCGTATGCAACCTTTGATCCCTCAAAGGCCGCAAGCATTCTCTGTGCTAATGACATGCTTGGCTCCTGTTGAAGTAAAGTGAGGGTGGTCAACGTGCAAGGTTTTCGCCAAGTCTGATGCCACCCTCGAAAGGCTACTTAAAATGGGATTTCGTTATCCTCATCCACATCCTCATCCACATCCGAACTACCCGTGGAGGTATGATCTGGATCAGCAGCAGCCTTAACTTCACCCGCCATGATCGACTCTTTGAAAGCTTTCGCTTCCATCAATAGATCACGGTTGGATACAAGAGCTTCTTTTAAAATGGTGTAATTGTTCCACGTACCTTGCTCATTGGACTCTTCTGTGGTCGTTAATCGCCACATCGTAGCGTACACCGCAGGTCTAACTAACTCCCCTGTTTTAGGGTGCTTGACCTTTTGTATTGTGATTTGAGTTTTCCAACGACGGCTTATCTTCAATTGGCTAGACTTCATGTCAACCACCGCAGGTTGAAACGAACCATCTTCCTCAACCACCAAGCAGTAATGTTGGTCTGACTTAACCAATTCGTTGCCGTTTGGAAGTATCTCCTTCGACCCTTCTCTCTTAGCTTTTGTAATAATTGGATTGTTTACAGGGATCTCTCCTTTGAATCCGCCGCCTTGATCGCGTGGAATAAACTCCAAATACTTTGTGGTTTGAAAACAAGGGATAATAACAATACCTTCTTCACCGTCCCAATACTGACCAGTCACCGTATTATAGATGTCTCCTTGAGAACATCCCTCAATATACTCAGGCTTCTTTTTATTAAGTTGTGGTGACATGGCTTGTGCAATCCTTATAAAAGGAATCTGCAATTCTGAACTATCATAAGATGAGCCGTCACCTGCGGTTTCAAAGATATCGTCTAATACATCGGTGCTGACTTCCACACCTTTTGTTTTCGCTACTGCATTCGCCATTACGCTTTCCTCCGTATTTCTGCTGCGTTGTTGATGTATGCCCCGAACATATC